CTCAGAAAAGATTTCTGAGGACAGCAGTTTCCCACTGCTGCCAAGATAGTCTGAACCCATTGGTCAGGCTACCTGTAGGTTTGTAATCCCAAAAGGGAGTACAACGTAGCTTCACACTGTATCTAACAGTACTATGCCTAGTACCGATAGATCCAGAAACCATCTCGCCTTTTAAGAAGGAGATCAATAATCCAGAAGGATTATAGATCAATTTCTTTTTAACCGACCTGGGGTAATGGATGACCCCATCCTCATCAAAAGATATGCGACAATTACGTGCTCTAAAAACTCTGTAAACCACAGAGCTATTACGATCACGCTTGTACATATCTCGCGACAAGAAAGTGAATGGTACACGGATACCAGAATCAGGATTTTCATCAAACGGTACATAGAGTTTTACTCCAAGACCAGAGATGAGGACCCTGCAACTCTCAGTAAGAGAGATGCCGGTATACGCAGACCAGTCATTTAGAAGGTTAATGGCAACGCAAATATCTTGTGGTGTATCGAGAGATTTAATATAAATCCCTCGGACAGGTCGGCCAAAAAACCAATCTGTACCACAGGACTCGCGGAACGGACCTTCAAAGAAGGTCTTAGAACTATTCATCGTAAAGCCTAAAATACCTAAGAGACGAGCCACGCTTCGAAACGAATGAGTTTCAACAACGAGGTCATCTCCAAAGCACGCTAGGTTAGGAGCACCGTCTTTATTTCTAAAGGCGAGCCCCGCAAGACGATAAACAGCTCTAATAAGACAGCTAAATATTATCGTTTGGATAGGAAACGTAAAACCATTTCCCATCGTAGACAACATATTTAACTGCACAGAACTGCCTTTGATGTCAGTCCTTTCTACTCTCAATAAAGAGAGTAAATCGAACAGCCATGTAGGGAATATTTCCTTACATAGCAACATCGAGATAGAGTCTGACGCAGAGCTTAAATCGATAGTCGAAAAACTACCGAACTCTGAGCCAATCTGTGCGAGTCGACGGTTATTAGCTGGCTGCGTGCTGAGATCAATTCCAAAATGATCTCGCAAACGGTCCTCTAACAACGCACCAAGTCCCAGTTGAAAATACATATTCAACGAGGGCTCGATGCAAATCATGCGACTTACATCTTGCGTTTTTGGAACGAAGCTACAACGACTACTGCTAACGATCTTCGGATATCCAAACTTTTCACGGCGGTAGCATTCCGCCTCATGAAAAGTCGAGAATCCTGCAATATCGTCCCTATATATCGAATATAGGTCAAACGATGTTGTCGCCATCTTGGAACTAAAATGTTTAGCATAAAAGCTATTCAAGTCCGTCCCAAGTGAGGCTCCCGGTCCACTCCTAGCTCTCTCGAGTATTTGAGAAAAGCTAGAAACGAGCTGGTTACCATCAGGATGAAAAAAGTTATCGATTTCTCTACGGAATTCACCATAGAGTTCACGATCGCTTTCCCATTCAAGATGGAGACGCCAATCCGCGCACTTTTGATTCGCTGCGAGGAACTTCTCCAGAGCAAGTTTATCTGCTTCTTTCGTGTCTTTAGGGACCCACTTTTTAAGTAGAGTCTTTAGGAGCACTGAGGAAGCTACTTGCTTATAAGAGAAATCAGGTGGAGTACACCCAAGGTCCAAAGGACCATATGGTGTATACTCACTAACATCGAGTGAAACAGCATTATAAAGAGCGACAGGACTAATGCCCATGCAGATCTCCTAATGTACAACGTAAAGCGATAACTTCAAGGTTAGGCTAAGGACTAGCCGCCAAGAAGTGCAACGAGTGCTGAGACAACAGAACTTCCAACCTTACCAAAAGGATGTAGGTTCTGCATCACAACAACCGTCGCTAAAATCGCACTCCTGTGCGCAATAAACCAATCACCTAGTGATTTAGTCATAAACTAAATCACTCCAGTGACAAGCGTATCGCCTATTGAAGCGGACGCTTGAGTAAGCGCACCGATCAGTAGGGACAAAGAGGCTCGAATATTCGCAGGATCCGCAACGTCGGAACCCGCTGGCACATCAATTGTCAGTGTGGCATTTAGCACACTGGCTGGTTGACCTGCAAGCGGAAGAACGCCTTTGCGGATGATGATCTTATACGAGTTACGTGGTACAGAGCGTAAAGCCCCAGTCACAGGGTCAACCGCACTTACAGTCTTCAGGACTGCAGGACGCGAAAGAGTGATCGTGAAAGGCTTTGAGGGCGACGATGTAGTGTCAACTCCAGTCTGGGTACCGGTAATACCGGATACCGCATACTGTTTGCCAGCACTAGTCGGCGCCGTGTCTGCAGCTATCACATACGCAGGCGTAGTGAAGCCAGTTTGAGCACTTCCCGAAACGGGTGAAGTGAGAGACAAGGACATAAATTTCCTTAAAGGCTATGGGATTTAGAAAATTCTAAATCTTGAGCTAACGGAGGTTTCGAGCTACACGACTGATATCAGCCTGTCTAGAGACCATCAGGGCAGTCATATTTTCCCAAGGCTTCAAGGATCCCAGAGGCAACTGAAATTGCAACTGAGGTACCAAGGAACCAGAGGATATGCCACCCCGAGAGAACCGGACAACTGAGACAGAAGGGTTACCGCCATTGATAGTCCTTAGTACTTTCGTCCAAGCTGGCGCGAAGTAATTGTCGATCATATTACTAGAGTACTGATAATCATTACTCGTTCGTATGGTCAAGTTACCCCACGTCAGATTTTGGGTTTGAAAGCTAAGGCCCCTGATCACATCCCCAATATTGAGGAAATAATCAGCAATCCACGAATAAGGAAGCAAATCCCATATGGTCGGCACAAAATGAGGCAAATCCAATTGCATCATCTGTGCTAAACCAATACGGCCATTTGCCTGACTCGTTCGTATCCCTCCTTTATATCCTACGTAATAAGACCCCGTAACAAAGAGGTCAGTTTGAACGTAGAAATTACCAGCACTCTCAGATTGAACTCCGAGAGTTTTGGAAATTGGGAAAGTATCATAAGCACCGCCATGTATGGGCTGTACGTCGACATGACCTTTGTTATTGGTCAAACCGGCGTAAGCTTGTCCTATGTCAGCAGCTAATGGTGCCCATCCAAATTTATATTCAAGGAAGGAGTCCGCAGCAACTTTAGCAAGAGAATGTTTAGCCTTTAACTTCTTCGTTCGTTTTAATACGTTCGATAGATGTGACAGCGTAAACTCTCTAAGCGTGTTAAGCGGATGGAGAATACCATGAATCGTTTCTCTTATCTCGCCAATGTCCTGCCCGAGCTCGACTGAGCTACGTGCGGTGTCAGCGGCGTCTAAGAATTTACGAATGGCGCGATTTGTTACAGAGGTAACTAACCCAGACGGAGCAGGTTGAAACGCAGCATTTGGATAACCAAAAGGAATGCCATCTCCTATGAGCTGGCACGACTGTAGTATCCATGGCTGAGCTTTATTCTGCAAGACTTGAAAGCAGTCAATAGGGTCGTTATTAAACACTTGACGACTACCTGATGCAGGTGTCGTTGCGCTAATACCGGCCTTTACCTGACTTTTCCAAAAAGGATTATAATCTCCAGTAAATGAATCGCTGACGTCGATACGGCCACGTACAAGTACGGAGCTAACGCCGTCAGTTATCGAATACTGAGTAAGATCATAACCCTCCTGGAAAACTTTAGTGTACATTCAAGGTGTCCTAAGTTAGTTAGTCATAACCTTGATACAGGTACCACCTGAACAGAGGGTATCAGACAAGAGAGAGCTGAAGCTCAAGTTAACCGAAGTGCACACCAATGTAACTACAAAGATTGTAGTTATCAGCAGTTTGCATTGACGGTAAACCCATGTCTTCAGTAACCCGACCTAAAACACGAGCACCAAAGCTAAGCGATTTCCACTTAAGACCATCGGACGATGTGATCGAGAACCATTTAGTTCTCATTTCATCAACTCCAGTGTCACAAGCGAAACGCAGCGCTGCAATGCAAACGTCAAGGTCATTTTGGCCAGTTCGGACGCGTATAGTCATCATAGGTGCAATGCTCCAATGTTAATTATATCGTACCGAATGGTACAATAGGGAGGCCCCGAAAGGGG